GGTTTTAAATTCGTTTCGTGAACGGGCGCTTGCAAAAATTGCTGGCGCTGAAGATGAAATTGGTTATTTTGAATGGTCAGCACCAACTGACGAAATAAGCATTGAAAATGCCAAGTGGGCAAATCCAGCAATGGGAATTACAATTCACGCGGACAACATACGAAGCGTTTTAAATGACCCGCCTGACGTAGTGATGACCGAAGTCTTGTGTCGTTGGGTCGTTGCAATCAATAGCGCGGTGGACGCAGCCGCCTGGGGTAACTGCCTAGACAAAACCGCTGACCTGGACACCGAAAAGCAAACCTGGCTGGCAATTGATCTTTCACCCGATAGAAAACACGCAAGTTTGGTTGGCGCGCAAAAATTGGGCGAGGAATCATTTGTGGTCAAATTGCTGCACACTTGGTCAAATGATTTGCAATTGGACGACAAAGCAATTGCCAACGAATTGGCAGACTATGCGCGCAAGTACCCGACCGAATACGTTTTGTACAGTCGTCGCACGGCTGGCGCAGTCGCGGCGCGTCTTGCACCCGCTGGCATTGCAATTTTCGACATGGACGGCGATTATCCACAAGCGTGTGACGAAATGCTCTCGGCGATCAATAGCGGTCGTCTGAAACATAGGGGGCAATCACAATTGACCGAAGAAATCTTGGCAGCCGTGCAATTGCGCCGTGGAGACGGCGGTTGGGTTATTGGAAGGCGTGCGTCAAAGTCGGTCGTTTGCGGTGCAGTGGCAGTTTCGCTCGTTTCACATTTTGCGACACGCCAGGAGAATGATCTTGACATAATGGTGGGTTGAACGTATAAGTTTGACACAATTTAGACATGGGTCTATTAGATTTGTTCGTACCAACAAAGCCGACGGCAGCCGTCACTGCCGCTTCGGTTGACGCAGCCGCAATTGCCCCGTACTACCCCGAACAGGGGCAACTTTTCTTTTCGGGTGTAACTAGCGCAATCCGATCTGAAGCAATGACTATTCCAACGGTTGCACGTTCGTTAGGAATTATTCAAACCGTTGCTTCACTACCAATGCACACACGCAATGAAGCAACAGGCGAAAAAGTTACGCAACCGCGTGTGATTAACCAACCTGACCCAAGAATTCCAGGAACAACGTTTTGGTCATGGATTATTTCAGATTTGTTTTTCTTTCCGAGTGCTTATGCCTACGTCATGGAACGTTACGCAGACACAGGAAAAATTCGTGCAATGGAACGTGTTGCACCCGAACGCGTAACAATTCAAACAAATGGAATTGGAACAGAAATTGTTTCTTACTCAATTGACGGGTCTTATGTTGACCCAGCAAATTTGGTCGTATTCGCTGGCGCTCAGGAAGGGTTGCTTAATCGCGCAGGTCGCACAATTCGCGCCGCTGCCGCGTTGGAACGTGCTGCCCTAGATTTTGCAGCCGACCCAATTCCACAAATGGTTTTGAAATCAAACGGAACGTCATTGCCAGCCGATCGCGTTTCAAAGTTACTTGGTGCAATTCGTAATCGCGCAAAAAAATCGGTTATTTATTTGAACGCCGACGTTGATCTTTCGACAATTGGATACGACCCAAAGAATTTGCAACTCAATGAAGCGAGAAATTATTTGGCTTTAGAATTAAGTCGCGCGGCAGGATTACCGGCTTATTTCACAGATTCGCAACAATCAACTTTTACATACTCCAACGCTTTGGACAAACGGCGCGACCTTGTTGATTTTGCGTTCAGAAATTACATGTCAATCATTGAACAAAGGTTAAGTTTTGCGGATTTCACCCCCGCTGGAAATCGGGTGTCTTTCGACTTAGACGATTTCTTGCGTGGCAATCCTTACGAGCGTGCGCAAGTTTACGAAATACTCAATCGAATTGGCGCAATGTCAATTGATGAAATACGCGAGGAAGAAGACATGCTGCTATGAAAAAAGTTATTACACCGTTTCAAATAACCGCTGCCGATTCTGAAAGTCGCACAATAAGCGGAACGATCGTAACATTTGAGGAAACTGGCAACGCGTCAATTGGCAAGGTGCAATTTGCCAAAGGTTCAATTGAGCCAAAAGCCGTTTTGCTCAACCTGGAACATGACCGTGCGCGTCGTATTGGAAAAACACTTTCAATTGAAAGCACCGACACAAACATGACGGCAACATTCAAAATTGCTAACACAACCGCGGGCAATGACGCATTGGTGGAAGCCGCCGAAGGTTTGCGCGACGGGTTTAGTGTTGAAGTTTCATTTGACGAATACGAAACACTTAAAGACGGAACAGTACGCATTTTGAAAGGCGAATTGACTGCCGTTGCATTAACCAGCGAACCAGCAATTCGTTCAGCACGGGTTGAAACCGTTGCTGCAACTGAGGAACAAGATTCTGATTCAACAATTGAGTCAGAGGTACAACCAACAACAGAAGGAGACGAAGTGGACAACACCGTCACACAAGCGGAAGCCGTCGAGACGGTAGAAGCCGCAGAAACAATCACTGCGTCAGCGCGCCCAAAGGTGGGTGGTTTTACATCAAAGCCACGCATTGAAGTAACCGCTGCGAAGTACCTTGAAAACACAATTCGCGCGTCAATGGGTGACCTAGACGCTCGCGATTACGTACATGCAGCCAACAATGGTGCAACAACAACTGACAACGCTGGACTTGTTCCAACACGTCAACTAACTGAAATCATCAATGGACTTGGCAACACAACACGTCCAAGCATTGACGCAATCAGCCGTGGCACATTACCTGACGCTGGAATGACATTTGAAATTCCAAAGATTACTGCAATGCCAACGGTTGCAGTAACCGCTGAAACTGACGCATTTTCAAATACAGATCAGGAGTCCAGCCACATTTCGGTTCCAGTCGTAAAAATGGCAGGACAGCAAAAATTTTCCGTGGAATTGCTCGAAAGGTCGTCTCCATTATTCTTTGACGAATTATTGCGAAACATGGTCAGTGCGCTTGCTAAGGCTCAGAATTCTTATGTAAATGGAATTCTTGTTGCAAATGCAGCAATTGACGCAACAACACTTTCAGCACTACCAACTGCTGCTGAATTACTTGCTTATGTTTCACGCGGTGCTGCAAGTGTTTATTCAAACACACAAGGTTTCGCACGCAACATCATCATGGGTAGCAGCCAGTGGGCGAACACCATGTCACTAAACGACGCTGGACGTCCAATTTATTTGGCAAGCCAACCTTCAAATGCAGGTGGAGCATTGCGTCCAGATAGCCTACGCGGAAACGTTGCAGGTCTTGATCTATACGCAGACTTCTCAGCACCAGCAGGTTCAGACGACGGTTCACTAATCGTTGTTAACCCTGACTCATACACATGGTACGAGTCAAGCAATTTCCAATTGCGTTCAGAGTCAACAGCCGACGGTTCAATAACCGTGGGAATTTACTCATTCGGCGCATGCGCAATCAAACTTGCAAATGGTGCCTTCCGCAACAACAAGTAAAAAATAGACATGCGGCGCGGTCACTCCCGAACGCGTCGCAGCCGATCGAAAGGAAACGGACATGCCAGCCATTGTCACTGCAAGTCAATTGCGTACGGTGCTTGGCGTGTCCGTTTCTTTATACAGTGACAGTTATCTTGACGAAATAATAAACACAAGTGAAGCGGTAATTTTGCCCATGCTTGTGGCAAACACTTCAGCCGTCAGGGCTTATGGCTTAAAAGATAACGTGGCGACGTATTACACCCAACGCATGCACTATTTTGTGCCAGGTCAATCAATTGTGGTCACTGGTTTGCCAGCACCATTCACGGCAACAGTCACCGTCGTTGACACTGCTAACTATTATTTCACCGCAGCCATTACGTCAGCCGACGTAACAGAGCGCGACATTGTTCCTGAAGGCAGTGCAACATTGTCAGGCTATTCAGCCGCGGCAATCTACGCCAACAATCCAGCAATCGAATCAGCCATTTTGGCGGTCAGCGTTGAGGTCTTTCAAAGTCGCGTCGCGGCAGGTGGCGAAATCCAGGGTGTTGATTTTCAAAGTACGCCGTACAGAATGGGTAGGTCACTCACAAACAGGGTGTCGTCATTACTTCAGCCTTACTTGGACGTCGAAACGGTCGTTCAGTAAATGCCCGCCAACTCAATTGCCGAAACACGCGCGGCACTATCAAACGCGTTCAGTGGACTTTCAGCAAACGTTTTTGCAAGCGTGCCCGAAGCACCCATTCCCCCAGCAATTGTAATTGTCCCGTCAACGCCGTACATGGAAATTGTTTTGATCGGTAAGGCGTCAACAAAGGTCAAA